TGATTCCCGACAAGATAGCCTTGTGCCCGCACATAAGCGGTTGTCGCTAAAGTCGTGCTATTATCCGCTGTAGCAGGAGTCGGCGCTGCCGGAGTTCCTGTAAATGTAGGAGAGGCTAAATTAGCTTTCGTTGTATCAGACGCATGAACATGGTCTTGACGAGCATAAAGAAGTGAGGTGCCCACTGCTGCCGAACTGTTCATCAGTGGCGCTACGGTTGCCGCCTGACCTACGACGAATGCGGTAGTCGCAAGTTGCGTCGTGTTAGTGCTGACGGTGGCAGTCGGTGCGGCGGGTGTTCCTGTAAATGTTGGTGAGGCTAGGTTTGCTTTTGTTGTATCAGATGGATGGACGTGGTCTCCTCTAGAGTATGTGGTCGCCGTGCCAGCCGCTCCAGTTCCATCCATAGCCGGGGTGGTTGTGGATGCAGGAGGAAGTGAACTAGAGAGCGCATAGCCCTGATTCTGGACATAGGCAGTCGTAGCGATCTTCGTGGTGTTATCAGCCGTTGCCGGGGTTATAGATAGTGGAACCCCTGTAAATGACGGTGAAGCAAGAGGCGCGGCACCGAGCATTGCCATTGTCGCAGCTACTGTCAAATCAGTAGGCGAAGCTGCACTAGCGGTTGAGTTTCCTTTCAATGTTAGAGTTGGCATAGTTGCCAGCATCGCATTTGTGATGCCAGCCGTAGTGACAGAAAGAGTAACCGCGCCGGATCCACCTCCAGTTAGACCGGCTCCGGCTGTAATATTAGTGACACCAGACGAAACAGCCGATATAGCAGATTGAACAAATGCGGTAGTCGCAATCTTCGTAGTGTTATCAGTTCCAGGTGTAACTGTTGGAGCTGTTGGAGTGCCTGTAAAAGCAGGTGAAGCTAAAGGAGCGAACGTAGTGTCGATATATCCCTTGGTTGCGGCATCTGTAGCCACAGTTGGAGCAGCAAGACCAGTAATTTTCTGGGATCCCATAGCAATCGGGGCACCGCTCATGGTGAGGGTGCCCGTCAACGTGCCACCAGTAGATCTAAGAACGTTCACCCAAGCCGCATTAAACCGACCATAGGTCGTACTATCGCTTGGAGCATCCGTTATTCCGCCGCCACCTCCACCACTGCCAGGAACTTGAGTTAGGTCAACAAAGTAAGTTTCAGTCCAAACTCCTACGCCATCCCACGAATAACGACCATAAGAATGATTAACAATATTCCTTGAAGCATTGCCAAGCAGAACTAGATTGGGGCCAGTCGTTAAGCTAATCTGCGGTGACCCACCTCCCGGTATAGAAGGTGCAAATTCAACGACCTTGGTGACAGGAGTAGGAGGACCTAATCCAAAAGAACTAACTGTTCCATTGCCGGTGATGACAACGTGGTTAGTATCGACTGAATCATCTGGCGGGGCAATGTTGACCTGACCAATATCGGTTGGTGATCCAGTCCCTGTTGGAGTACAATCTGTGGACTGAAGTGGTGCTTCTCCAAGGGCACTGTTATATGGGATAAGAGACACATTACATTCCCATCATTGGCATATTGAATCCAGTGACAGTAGGGTTAGCAACATATGTTATTGTGATAATTCCCTGACCGCCATTGTTGCCAGATCCAGTTGAAGGACCACCTTGCCATTGTCCACCTCCTCCTCCACCTCCAGCACCGTATATCCCTGCTAAACCGCCAAGGATTCCGCCTCCAGAACCTGTGCCATTACCATCTGCACCCGCGCCGCCTCCACCCGATCCGTGTGTGCTATCCCACCCTGTACCATTCCCTCCGGCTTGACTCGCGGTACTTCCACCGATTCCGTCGTTGCCTGCATCACCAGTGCCACCATGCCCATGAACACTAACTGAAGTAGCACCTCCACCTCCATTGCCATTTCCATGTGGTCCAGCAGCACCTCCACCTCCACCACCTCCACCTCCTGCATTGGAGCCAGAAGACGAAGTCTGTGGGCCACCCTGTCCTCCATTTCCACCACTGTATTTCGTATCACCAATACCGCTTGCGGCAGCTCCACCTGATCCAGACGCACTGGCATATGTCCCAGCCAATCCGCCTTTGGCACCACATGAAGATGCTGCGAGAGTCGCACCATTGAACCAAGTATCACCACCAGCCGTTGTAGAGTTAGCAGCTCCGCCACCACCTCCAAATCCACCACTACCTGCTGCTCCAATTGAAATTGGAATAACAGCCCCGATAGTCAATACAACATTATTCTTGAGACTATAAGCTCCTCCACCTCCAGCACTGCCACCACCATTACGAGGATTGAAATCACTCCCACCTCCACCACCCCCACCTCCTACGCATTCAACCGTATTAGTGTTGGTCCAATCTGGTGGAACAGTCCACGTTGTACCAGAAGTTACAAAGACGACCTTGGTTCCAAGACCAATATATGTGTAGAGACCGGAGCCAGTGGCTGGACCAATTCCACCACTTACACTCACTACAACATTGACAGTGCCGGGGAGATGAGCGGGTGTTACACAAGTGATTGTAGTTGAGTTGACAGTAACGACGCTGGTCGCTGCAAGACCGCCAATAGTTACTCCAGTCACATTTTGAAAATTGGCTCCAGTGATTGTGACTGATGTACCACCAGCCGTCGCGCCGGTATTAGGTGAACAACTGCTGATCGTTGGAGCAGGAAGTGGGGTGTAAGTAATAACAATGACACCTTGATAACCAGAACCGCCAGCCCAAGATCCACTGGCAATATCTGAACTGCCGCCTCCGGCTCCACCTCCATAGCTACCACCATTTAGACCGTATTGTTGATATGAACCACCTGAACCACCACCTCCTGACCCAACACCTCCACCATATTCATTGCCGCCACTTCCACTCTGACCATTGCCAGCTCCTGCGCCACCGTATCCAGCATCTCCTGTCCCACCAATACCTCCAAGACTACTAGTTCCGTTAGTAGCCCCGTTGCCTCCAGAATTGCCATTACCATGAAGACCAGCGGCTCCGCCACCTCCACCTCCACAATATGTAGCCCCAGAACCACCATTTCCTCCAACAGTGCCGGATCCTGGTCCTATTATTCCCCCGCCAAAACCGATTGAACCTGTAGTTCCTGCTCCTCCCCCGTTAGCCCCGGTCGTACCACCATTGAAAGAAGTCTGTCCTCCCCCTCCAGTTGGACTACCACCAGCACCGATTACGTAAGTGACGGTAGTACCGAGTGCCCCCATGTTAGAGTATCTACCCCATCCACCACCACCAGACCCACTCGAACCTGCTCCACCGGAACCAGTGCCACCTCCCCCTCCTCCTCCAATACAATCAACAGTATTACTACTTGGATTCCATCCAGGGAGTGTAGAATCTCGGGTTAGAGATGTGCCAGAAGTAAGAAATACTGTGGCTAAAAGAAGAACATCTGATTCCAAACCTTCTTCATCATGCGCATAAGTAACAATGCGAAGTTGACCGAAATCAACTTCGCATATCTTATGCCGCACAACCCAACCCTCAGCCCAATAGTCATCTATGAGCTGATGGTGTAAATGTGATTCTACATATTGTTCAATCATCAGGTGGAAGTTCGAATTGTTTGCCGTTCCATTTGGTGCCGATTATGACACGTGGAGGAGGTTTACAGACCATAATGTAACCCTCCGGCACCGGATCATGCGCCTCTGCTATAATCACATTGACTACCACACCATCTTTTATTAGAGCGCAAACGGTCATTGGAGAGCCTTGACAACAAAGGTTGCGATAGCATTAATACGACGAACAGACAGAATAAACTTGCTGCCAACAGTCGTAGTCAGTGGATCACCAGTCGTACCAACTGTGAAACCAGATACGCTGATAGCACCTGCTCCAGTCACATTAGTAACTAGAATATCTACAGCACAATCCACTGCTGGCGCAGTCATAGTGATAGCAGCATTATTATTTCCATATTGATAGTTACCTAGAAATGGATTAACGGTAAAACTAGGAATGTTGCCTAGATTGTATGGCGCTATCCCAAAACCACCACCACCGATTGTCTGCCCAAGAGCGACAACTAGTCCCCATTGTGCCGCATTGAATGCGCCCGGTGTCGTAGTAACAAGAGCGACATACAGCTTCCCACCATAATTGACCGGGGTTCCTGCTGTATAAGTCGGGGCTGTAGAGTAGATTGGAACAGCTAATAGATCAGTAGCACCACCACCAGAACCGATAACACCAAACTGATTCTCAGCAAGATTAACATATGGTTCACCATAGCTCTTGCCGGTAGGGCGATTGCCAAGAGTGGCTGAACGTAAAATTCTAAGGACACTGAACGCCATCAGAATGTTCCTGCGTCATGAACATTGGTCCACGCACCATTATTCCGGCCATAGGTGCTTCCATCTTGTGGAGCATCTGGTATGGTTATTCCAGCAGGATTAAGTATCCAAGCTAGATTCCGTCGCACATAGTAATTGCCATCGTTAGGAGCATCTGTCGTAATCGGCGTACGACCATCAACATAGTTCTTGGTTGAAGCTTGTGTAGAAACGGTCGGATCTGCCGGGAGGGTAATAGCTCCCGTCATTGTGCCACCAGCTAGAGGTAAGAATGTGCCAACTCCAGCAACATTGAACTTGCCATCTACATATTGCTTGGTCGCTGTCCCTAAAGCAATAGTGGGATCAGCAGCAAGGGTCAATGGTCCTGTGAGCGTACCGCCAGACAACTGTAAGAAGGTGCCAACACCAGATGGAGTAATGGCCCATCCTCCATTCCGTCGTGTATAGTAGTTACTGTCTGATGGCGCATCTACTATAATAGGCGTGCGACTAATGACATATTGCATCGTCGCGGGTTGTAGACTAGTTGTTGGATCAGCACTTAGAGTTAGGGCTCCGGTCAGTGCGCCTCCAGCTAAAGGTAGAAATATTCCTACTCCTGCCGAAGCCTTGGCTGCATCAACATATTGCTTGGTCGCTGTTCCAAGAACATTTACCGGATCTGCTGCTTGAATAAGAGGACCTGTAAGCGTTCCTCCGGTTATAGGAAGAACCGTAGAAAAATCAAATTTCTGACCATTGATATAATAATCTTGACAGTTAATCGTTCCTGTACCTTTATTCCCTCCAGTTGGAAGACCAATAACAATTCCGCCTGTGTAGCCTATATACCCAGAATATATCAACCAAGGAGAACTTGGCGGGAGTGGACCACCAGCACCGGCTCCCAATATTTCTTGTGGGGTGACTTCGACGTCTGTCATGGCCATTCTACCGATGTAAACTTATGGCTCGCACTTTGAGCAGCAACAGTAACAGGAGTTGTCGTGTTTGGAATTACAGTATATGATTGACCCGGCTGAAGTGCAATAGTCGTCTGATTGGCGACTACACTAGCCAATGTGACTTGATTAACAAACAATACCTCTGCTACAGCAATACCTTGATCTGATGCCAGAAGTGGATTTACAATATAGCCACCAGACATATTCTGGTCTATGGCGATAAGTGCCGTTCCAGGAGTGGGTGATGTTTGGGTATTAGGACCTGCGACAGGAGTCGTTGCCATAGTTTTCTCCTCTTATGCCAACCATCCAGGAGACGTGACTATCCCTGCTACAGTTCCTGGGAATGTGTTAATACTGCCTGACATAGCAAACACGCCTCCTCCTGTTTGAGCAACATACTTGTATCCTGAAGGAACGTTTCCACTCCATGCCGTATTTGTCGCATCAATTTGTACCAATCCACCTGAATTCGCAGAAGCAGTTCCAGAAGCAAAGGCTGGGACGGCTCCCACAAAGCTCCAGTTCAATGGATAATTTTGATAGGCGTCATGATATGCAACAACCACAAACCCTCCAGAAGATGCTGCGAAGCAAGCTGCCGAGTTATATCCATTCGGATCATACTGGCAAGTTCCCCAAATTTCTGTGATCGCATTTTCAAGAGAAACAACTGCGCTGCCACTACCAGATCTTGAACCAGTGAAATGACAATCATGTACAAGAAGAGTAGCACCCTCGCCCGATACTACATTATCATAATAACCCTTGAACGTCATTCCTGAAACAGTTATAACCGCGCCACTTGAAGAAGCAACTGCACTTCCTCCTATAGAGCCAGCAGGAGGAGAAAGTGAAGTTGCATCAATGGTGACATTGCCAGGATTAGATACATTACCAATTATATTCCATGAACCAATATATCCACCAGAGGTTCCAAAGCCACCAATATAACTTCCATCAGCAACACGAATAGTTATTTGATCTTGAGACGTATACCTAGATCTAATTGCATTAATTGCTCCATAAGTAGTAGCAAATGCATCAGTTGGTGTATTCGCATAACCTGTATTATTGTCGTTTCCATCAGTTCGGACATAGAATGTGGTTTGTGGTGGATGATTCAAAATATTAGGAATCATTGTATTAAAGTTAACACCATTATAGACAAACATCATTTCTTCACTGGCAGTACAATCACCGCCAACCATCGCGGCACCATTAGCCCGAGTAGCCGCAATTGATGCACCACCATTGAGTTGAAGATTAACAGGACCAGGATTTGTATTCTTTACCCAAATATTGAACAGCATACCAACCGCAAGTGATGATGGAACTGGATTGGTGTTGCAAACAATCAGACCAGGAGTAGTTGATACGTCCGTACCAACATAGACAAGAGATGTATTTGCTGGTCCTACTCCAGCTTGAACAAAAGCTCTTAGAGTTCCAGCAGTCACAAGATTTGCGAATATATCACCAGCGTTCCATGTTCCAGCAACCGTACCCTCTTGCGCACGAACAATAGTGCAAACGTCTCCAGAACGAGCAGTCACATGCACAATTTCATTAATAGTCTTTGTAGCTTGATCGTAGAATGTAGCGCAGAAATAGTCACCTCCAGTTGGGCTAGGAAATTCGACACCTGTTCCAGCCGCAAGAGCTACGGATGTTGCTGTCGGGGTGATGCTCCCCGAAACAGTTGTAGAGGCGTTATTGCTCCACAAGATAGTCATGATCGCGATCCTAACCTATAACGACGTTAAAGTTGAATTGGTACGGCATTTCTAGCACACCAGATTGCAGAGCCTCCTGGAAGATTGACATATAAGGTAGCGGAAGATAATGCACGTAAGTTGATTCTATATCATTCAATGGAATTGGAGCAAAGTTTTTATTCACTGTTGGAAAAGATGGTGGTCCAAACCCATTACATCCAAAAGCATTGAGCATTGCTCCGCCAGTTACGGTTCGTTGCCCCAATATAAACCGAATCGTAACTTCTCTATTTGTCCCAAACGTAATGCTGATTTGTTCAGTATCAGCAATATAAGCATCATCTAAATCAGCTTGTCCTGATAGAGGCGTTGTTCCTGTTGTCGGGTCCTGAGCATAATCTGGTGACCATCCATTTGTACCATACAAGAATCGCCAAATCCGACGCTTGAGCCAACGAGTATTGAAGTATTTACCGTCACCCTTATAGAAGTGCCATGTTAGGCATCGACGATATGTGTCATCATCTGTAACAACAACAGTTTCATCAGCAACTTGTCCAAGACCATTGATATTAGCGTTTTCAGTAGGAATTAAATAATTCGGTCCCCATGTATTCAGCGGCCCCTCTCTAATAATTATTCCACTTGATAGAGCAGGACGTGGAAATCCATAAAGTCCATGGGCTACCCAATCAAGCAACTTATCAGAAACAATTGGGCCTGGATATATGGGCAGGTTCAATGCATTGAACGTGTCCACATAATTCTGCTGAAGATTATTCTGAGCATCTACAAACCCTTGTAAATCATCATCATCAGAATATTCTTGATATAGATACGACGGAATTTCTTTCGTTAATCCAGTAACCTGTCCAGGAGGAAATGGAGTAACACCTAAGAAACTGAATCCCGGTGCACCTGGAACTGGCCCCGGTGGAAATGTCGGAGTATACGTAGAAGTAAAATATGCTGTGAATTGATGGCCACTTGTTTCAGCATTTACCCAGACATTAACTCCAGGAGGGACTAAGAAGTTTTGACCCGGTGAAAGTCGTGTCGTACCTGTTGGGGTGTTTTCGGCTATTCCAGCAGGACCTAAAAGGTTAATAAATAAAGATTCAGCAACAGCTACGCCTTGATCTTGAGCTAAAAGTGGATTGAAGATTAATCCACCCTTCTGATTAATCTTAGGATTAGCTAATTGTTCAGATGTCTGTGCAACCGATACCTGGGAAGTTAACCCTGGAGATAGAATAAATAACTGAGCCATACTATCCCTTCACTACAGATATATTCGTCGGTTGTGTGTAGAAATAACTATAAGGATCGCCAAAGATAACTTGAGTTCCTGCCTGCGGCAAAACTCCAAGACCATTAACAGAAATCGTAAACAATATATCAATAATAGCTTCACCCGGTAGAATGGTAGACACAGCATCTATAAAAACTTTTGTCAACATATTCAAATTAATAGGCGTCGTTCCAGCCGGTAAGCTGTTGATGTAATCAACTATAGCAGGAACGGCTGCCTGAGCCATACCAGATTCACTAACATAGTTTGGTGAGTCTGTTTGCCAAGTCACTACAATATTCACAAGCTCCTGTGCCGGGATTACAAATGGAATTGCATATCCATCTGGATAATCTGTGATCGTAATAATTTCATTTATTGGGTTCGGTGTAACTGTTCCACCGTATTGCCATTGACCCCAATGTGTTCCGTCTACAGGAATCGTAAATGTTTGCGGACCTGTAACAGTTACCGGATATGTGTAACCATTTAGAAAGGGAATACCAACATTCCCATTTATCATTTCAATATCACCAGTTGCTAGATTATGATTATTAGCTGTCGAAATTACAATCGGGTTAGTATTCGAGATACCGGAAATTTCAATAGTGGCACCAGATAAACCTGGGATATAGAAATCAGAGTTCCAAATTCCATAAGCAATCTGATAAGGATCTCCACCACCGCACAGAATCGTATATGTTCCATCAGTATTTTGAACAACCGCGATAAGACGATATTGGACACCGGGAATATTACTGAGTTGTGTTTTTAGATAACGTGCCATACCAGTGGAGGCTGCAAGACCGGCTGTCCAGCAACGCTCTCGAAATACCGACATTGGTTCGCCAGATGAACTTGGTATACCAGCAACAGGATTAGTGATTGACAACGCAACATTAGCCGGAACAGAGGTAATCGCCTGAACTACAGTATTCGGTGGAACATCCCATGTTCCCGGTTGTGTAGCCAGAGCATAGATCTGTAGGGTCTGACCATCATTTCCACAAATCCCACCATCCTGACAAACATACTGATAAGTTCCGTCACCTACAACAAATCCTTGAGCGACTACATAACCGGGGTTCCCTGTAAAAACCACATAGACCGCTGTATTCGTAATTGGTTGTGGATCTATACCATAGAGAGTACCAAGCTGATTTAATAAGAATGCATTAGCTCCAAATGGCGTAAGTGAGTTCACTAGATCTACAAGGAAACTATCACTAACCACAAGAGCATAGACATCAGTGCTCGAAATATCCTCGATCAACGAACCTGGAAGGTTTGCGGTATAATCAGGATTAGTTGCAGATACAAGCGAAATGAGTTGTGCTCGCAAATCTGCTGGAGCTGCCGGTTGCAAGCCTTGCGACGTCATGATTAAAGGTAGAACAGCCATTGTTCCTCAGATCGGTTGTTGTAGTGGATAGTCAAGCTTTACTTGAACCCCAATTCGAGAACCAAAATTCGTAAGCACATTTATCTGATAAGATGGTGCAGGTCTATTATCATCATCTACTGCATCAGGTTGGGCAGTCAAAATTAATGCTGCAAAATAAGGAGCAAATTGCTGTTGAGTAAATGCCATAAAGAAATCAGGGTATATTTGAGTAACAACAGAAGCATGCGCCGGTATTCCAAAGTTAGCAAAGAATGGGCTCTCACCAAGATTTAGTTTTAGAACCTGAGCCAATGCTGTCAGGTAAACACTATCATTATATCCATTAATATCAGTTGTCACAATCCGCCATGTCTTTGCGCCAGTTAAGACATCTCGTGTTCGACCATATGTTCTCATTTATCCAATCCGTGCATAGGTATTGAGACTTGGTCCATCTTTCGTTATAACCTGAGCATATTTTCCTTGTGAACCATCCCCTCCCGTATACACTTTTTCACTAGTTGGGACATTCAGAGCAATTTTCTTACCCTGTTGGTCTACAACAACCTGATGTTTTTCATCTTTACTCTGAACCAAGCTCTTCCCATTCTTGTCGAAGCTAAATAGAGTCTTATCCTGTTGCTGTTGCCCTCCTTGTTGTCCTCCTAATAAACCTCCTAGTCCACCACCACCAAGAAGTCCACCAATAATCCCCGTAAGAACCGGAGGTATCCCAGCCGCAGGTTTCACAGCCGGAGGTTGCACACCTCTTAATCTAATAGGTTGTCCTGGCATATGGATTGGCTGTGAAAATTGCCGGGTGCGAGTTACAGGAGCAACTCGACTAGTTGTCGTTGTCGTTCCACCATTCCCTGTCCCACCGTTTTGCTGACCTGAACTTTGATCTTGTTGCTGTTGTTGAAAAGCACTTGCGACCCAACCATTTGGACCGGCCATATGGGTCAGTTGATCATAATCCCGATCTGGGTTTTGTTTATGACTGACCCCGTTGAAGGATAATGTCGTGAGGTTTCCACGGGGGTAAAAATCCGTATTACCGCCAGCATCACCAGTAACACCGCCAAGATAATAATTTCCAGGAACCGCATAGCCCTTATCCCCTTGTTGAGTAGGTTCACGGGCATACTGGGAATTAGATTTCGGAATCTTAACCGTAGGCATCGTAAAAATACTATTCTTATTTTCGAAAGCAACATAGATAAAATCTTTATCAACCTTTGTTACATGGCAAGGCATAGACTTGGCTTGATTCTCCTGAGAATCATTTATCCTCTTTTCCGCCCATTGGTTCATTCGATAGTGAAACGGATGCTTATGTGAATCATACCGGCCCATGCTGCACCTTATGGATTAATCTCGAATGCCCCATTACGATAGACTAACGTAGATGTTTGGAACACACTACTTATCATATTTAAAAGTCGATCAACAACCCCATACACGACTACCGGACCTGGATCATTTGCCATTGGTGTTGAAAATGTAGTAGGATTAATTTGCAAACATCTAAATGATCCATTATATGTATTCGGTTGAAATCCAGATATGGTGTAATCTACTATCGTACCCGGTTTAGTATTTGTTCCTGCAGGAGATAAAGGTAACGGCCAATCTGCTGGATCAGGCAATTGAAACGTTAATAGAAGTTGTAACGGGTCATAGACTACTGAATTTATTTGTCGCCCCGGTGCAGTAGTAATCAATGGAACAGTAATAATCCAGCTTCCATCTGCTCCATAAATATTGATGTAATATCTATATGCTGATATATTCCAAGTTACTCTAACCGTATAAGTATCTCCATCAAATGTGGCAAGAAATGTTGGCACCTTTAGATTAGAAGGAAGAAATGGGATGATTGTTGTCATATGAAAAACTAGCCAAAACCATTAAATGGAAACTGAGCCATGCTCGCTATCGCTGGAAAATTAGCAGTGAATGATCCCAATGCACTATTGATAACTGGAGGAGTACCACCGAATAGAGTTCCGGCTGCTTGTGCTAATGAAGATAATTGTGGAGCAGCTATATTAGGAAGAGGTAGAGGAATATTCATTTCGCTTAATGGTGATTGACCAGAAGTTTGACCGGGTTGGATACCAGTCTGTGTTCCAGAAGTAGGCGTTTGATTTGATAACTTTCCCATAAGACTACTTTGAGAACCCTGAAGTTCAGCTAATGCTACGAGTGGTCTTTCAAAATCAAACCTCCATGCATTCTGAGGTAATGAGTTATTACCACGAGAATTATCTGTTAAAGAAAGCATCACTAAATTGGTATACAACCATGCTGGAGTTGCGACCGTATAGGTTCCTCCACTATTATTGTGAGACTCCAAAGTTGCTTTCAACATACTCATGACAATTTGCTTGACTTGCCATGCATTCGGCCCACGCATCGGTGCATCCATTATCACCGATAGAGTTAATGGCTCACGAATTACAGCATTCGCAGCAACATCTTGATTCGCAAATGGATACTTGGCAATCTGCTGACTTACGAGTGTGCCACCCGGTAAGACATTGAATGCACCGAAGGCATCATCTAAATCATTCATTTCAAAAGGTAGAGCTAAAGAATTACCGCCAACTGAACTGAATAAATGAAGCATCGGTAACATGCCACCTGGAATCTGGGCAGCAATACCACCAGTCAAGATAATCGGGCAGACTTGATATGATAGCTGTATTTGTGAATTAGGCATTACCCAGACATCCCCGCAGCACTCATAAACACATTCGCACCTGGAACATTACGTACTACGAGATTTGCAGTCCTGTTCATTTGCCAATTGTTCATTGACAATGGTCCAGGACGAGAACCACCCTTCTGTGGTGTATCCGAAGAACCAGACCAGTTCCCGAAACGACCACCGAAAGAAGAATCAGGTGCCATTTTATTAGCGGCACCAGACCAAGCTGAAGCTCCTCCTCCTATTCCAGCTTGGTTCATACCACCAAATAACCATGAAGGCATTCCCCCTGGAAATGAGGCACCTTTCCCAGGAAGGCCGCCTATACCAGGAAATTGAAATCCACCACCTCCACCTGGAGACATAGCAGCAGGAGCCGCAGCATTAGCAGGAGCAGCAGTAGGAGCATTAGCAGGAGCATTAGCAGGAGCCGCAGTTGATGGTTTTCCAAAAATAAGATCTTTTATAGCTTGATCAGAAGCCCAAGGAACATTTTTTTGTAACCAACCATGAACCCCACCGGCTCCAGTAGCTTGAGCAGCAGCCGCTTGAGAACCTGGAACATAATCTTTAATAAATCTTAATACAGTAACAACCTTTTCCATAATTTCAGCGAATTCTTTCATATATGATTTAAAATCTTTCATAGAAGGTAGCGTCTTTCTTATCTCTTCAATAAACTCTTCTAATTCTTTTTGAGTCAAATTTTTAAGTTTTTCAGCTAACCACTCAATCCCTTCACCCAATTTCTTAATAAGATTCCGAACTGTTTCATTCTGCATTAGAACCTGAATTAAATGCACAAACCCATCACTCAGATCTTTTAATGGTTTCGCTAAATCCGCTAGTTTTTCTCCAAATAAGGATTCTACTTGAGCCCCTGCGGCATGGAGTTGCATAGATAGTTCTGACCATGCCGCTGCGGCTCTAGGAGTTACTTTCAATTGGTCCTTATATTTCTCAATAAGCTGTCTTCTTAGCTCAAGTTCTTTACGACCTTCCTCGGTTGACAAACGCAAAAGATCCATAGGATCCATTAATTTATCAAGCCCATAGGCTTGAGCAACCATGAGTTCAGTTCCCTTAGGAGCATTCCGCATAATCTTGGAAGCTCTTTCAAGGACCTGATCCATAACTTCTTCAGGTGATTGCTTTGTGCCAAATGGAATGCCAAGTGACATCAGTGCAGTCATCTGATCCTTACTACCACCCATCCCCATTCGTACATTCTGAAGAACGCTTTGTGGATTTTGCAGCAGGGATTGACTATAGATCAAACTGGCTTGTGTTCGTCCGTAGTCACCTCCTAGTCCTAGAACTAATCTGCGCTTAGCTAATATAGAAGCCGCCAATCGTTCAATGCCAAACAGACCACCACCCATTCCTAATAGAGCAGTAATACCTCCAATAATCGTAGACCACTTTAAGAAATGACCGGTAATACTGGCGACTTGCGTTCCTACTGCTTTCGTGGCATTCAGCAACGTATTCATCGTAGCAGTTGCAGCACGAGCCGCGATATTGGTTTTCTGTAACTGTGTATTGATCTGTGCGAATTGGGTGTTCAGACCTTTAATCTGATTTGAAAAAGCATTGAAATTCCGCGTAAATTGCTGGAATTGTTGCTGATTAACATTGACTGTTAGGGTCGGTTGTTTAGCCATAATATTTACGAACCTTACGAGTTAGAAATCGAGATTGTGGCTGGGGAAATCCACCCGGAGGAGGTCTTATAAGTATTTCTGTCTTTGTCTGTGGTTGGTCAGTAGTTGTTGGAGTAGTTTCTGGAGTAGCACTCTGTCCAGTCGTTGCACCTTTAAGGATTAATTCATAGTTTGCGCTCCAACTTGCTCCATCAGGATTTCGAAAATCACCGATGAACAGTACTCTTCTAACAATAAAAGTCCCTGTAAAAGATAAATTTGTTCTTTGTGCAGAAGCAGGAACTAGAGGAAGTATAGCGTCTGCTTGCACACCCATCAATGTTTCAGGTATTGTAACTTCGCTCTGAACATGCAAATCAGCACGCAATACAGTTTTGAGACTTACCATATTGACACCAATCCATGTCGGCTGTCCTATTAAATCTAAATAAGTAACTTGTCCTTGAGAAATAGGCTGTGTTCCATCACCAACATTAATCGTCTTACCAAATGAACTAATAATCACACCAAGATAGTTCTTAGCGCCAAGAATAGAATGACTTAACTTATTGATATAACCAATATACTGTTCTACAGATTGATAGACACCAGCATCTTGATATGCCAACTTTAATCCAGAAGAAATGAGCATATTAATATTAGCTTGAGGAAATGCTTTTGATAAAGTTTCTTGCATTGCTGATGACAAAGGTATATTCGGCATCATATTATGAATAATATTTAAAGGTGAAACTAACGGGTTACTCCCGCCTCCACCAAACAGCATGGTCGTAATTCCACCGACCGTAGAAGAAGCTTGGCCTATAACAGATTCACTTAATACACCTCCTACATCCGTTGCCCTTACTGTTGGAACACGTGGAGATGGCCTCTGGTCTATTGAACGAAATCCTATTCTGTTTACACGAACAGACTGCTGAGTAGCCGCTCCATCACCACCTCCACCCGCAGGCGACCCTGTTCCCGGTCGTGATGAATCTGATGTTCCTTCTTGGTACACACCAGATGGTAGAAAAGACATCCCAATGGATGTCTCTGTACCAATCCAGTTTCCCCAACACCGAGCAATTTTTCCTTCTACTATTAAACCTGCTACACGAGACTGATACGTGGCTAAAGGCAATCCTGGAGCCATTCCAGCATAAATCAAAATAGTCTTACCGATTAAATTAGCTGATTGCTTGATCTGTTCCCAACTAACTCCATGTACAGTCAAAACAGCATCAGGACTAACAACTTGTGGATTCCATTCCTCAATCTGAAATTCGATTTGTTGTGCTCCAGGATCATTTTTACCATATGCCTGTGATGTCCACGTAGAACCATCCGGTGCCGGTTTGAAAGCTGGCGGAGCCCCTTCTATGATAATCTTATAATACCTCATTTGGTTAGATCTTCGGCAGGCTCAAGTTCACCATTATCTTGATCGGATGAAGTCTTAGCGGCACTCACATCGTCATCAGAATGATTATGTACCTTCACATGGTCAATAGGATGACGAATTTCAATTTCTGTTTTAGTTTGATAAGGTAACGGAACATCTTTCCAATCATCTGCCAGTTCTTGCGAAGGTTTTCCCGATGATGGAGATAGTTGTGAAGTAGCTGCGTTAGATCTAGCCCTATCAGCAATACCAGAACTTGATTCAGTAACACCCCACCTTCTAGCCCATTCTGAGTGCAATCCAGTTTTCCATTGTCCAGCAGCCATACGAGAATCACCACCGGCAAAGTCCTGATGCATTAAATCCATAGCACCATATGTACCACCGGGACCAAGACCACCAGAAAAATAACCACCCCAACGATGCTGAGCAGCAAGTTCCGGATTAGTCTTCTGCAAAACTAGATGTGTATCTTGCGCAAATTTTTCATAAATGCCATAGTATTTTGGATCTTGATAATTAGGAAGACTATGACCCTGTGGATCAATCAATCGAAAATCAACTGCACCACCAGATGAGTGAGGGCCTTGATTTCGTTGACCAGAATAAGCTTCAATACGCCAACCCGGTGGAAGATTTTTAGATGCTTCACCTGCTGCTTGAATAAGTGCAGCACGTCGTTGATCGCCACCTAGTTGATAGTTACCTACAGTCTTTAATCGAGCATCTCCAGCGAAAGCAGGAGTAGTAGTTGATGGTTGCTGAGCAGTTGGAGGACCATCCATTTCCTTAATGTCTTGAACCGTAAATCCACCTACACTCCCCGGTGTTCTAGCTTTCTGTTTAGCCAACCATCTATCATATTTCGGAACGAGATTTGATTCCGCACTACCGGGTGAAAACATATAATCACCTTGCGGTGTTTTCTTGATAAACTTAAATTTACCAGATGCTGCTTCTCTTGCAGCCATATCTCCTGATGAGTTGTCTGTTGCATATTCAGATAAATTGCTTCCACCCAAAGCATTATCAAATGAACGACCAAGGATAGCTTTACCTTGAGGACTTGCCGCTGTCGCTACTGCTCGGCCATGGCCTCTAGCATCATCATAATAGCCACCTTCAGAAGTCCATCTAAGTTCCTTTTCCAAAGATGTACCACGAACCTGCGCACGGTTCATTGCGGACTCGATTATCATTTGAGTCCCATGTTGGTTAGTCCCTTCCTCATTTGCTGCAATTTCCATAGCTCTTTGGCGAAGCCATGGTTTATCCTGTAATTCTTTAGCAATTGATGATCTATCCACGATACCACTACCACGAACAAAGCCTCCTTTAGTTGCTGCTTCAGTAGTTTCAGGTGCTTCACTCGGTTTGGTTGGCGCACGTAATCCGGTCGAACTTTCTCTTACTGGAGGTGCATGAATACGTGGGTAAGCTGGACCTGTGTATCGACGAATCCCACCTTTAGGCATTTCGCCACTGGGACCCCTTGGCACATTAGAAACAAATGGTCGAGTTTGTCTTTCTTGCTCCCGTCCCCGTGGGCCTGGACCAACTCCAGGACGGAATGTTGGTCCCGAAATAGCACGCACTCCTTTATCTATTCCTAATCGTTCGGCGAGCCTTCTTCTACCAGTGTACTGATGCTGTGTCCCTCGAAACATATCGATAATCTGTTTCAAATAACGAATTGCGTCTATTATATGCTTAACCGTATCCTTTAAATCCGCAATAAACTCATCGATTGCTTTTGCGGTTTCTGGTCTCTTTAGCCATTGTGAAAATTCATCAATATACTGTCCTAGCTTCTTTATAATGGCATCTGTAATAGGTGCTTTCACAAGTACCTGGAAAAAATGCACAAGACTCTTACTCAAATCAGAAACTGCTTTCGTGAAGTCTGAATTAGGATTGGCAAGCTCATTAGCAATAACCGTTTCAATCTTCGCCCACATTCCCTTTACTATAAGAGAGAATTCTATCCAACCCTGTTTAGCCTTATCTGAAATTTTCATTTGCCCTTTATATGATTCATATAATCTTGCCATTTCTGCAAGTTCTTTTTCATCAATATTCCGCAATGCAATTAGATATTGTGGACTGAAAAGAGCAGTCAAACCAAAGGCTTCGGCCATAGCCAGTTCATTACCTCTGGCTTGGGATTTCATGAATCGAGCAGCCGCAAGACTTGCATATACAGCAATATCAGCAGTATCCTTGGCTCGTTTAACTCCTAACAATTGTAGAGCCATTGATTGTCTAGATGCAACTGAACCACGAGCCTGTGCAATATTAGGCAGAATTCCAGGATCTTCTGGTAGCCTACCGAAAGCCGCTCCAAATGCTCTTACTCCACCAATAGTTGATAATGTTCCTGATGCAAACAAAAAATCTTGCAGCATGGAATCACCAAGATCAACCATCTTATTCCATAACCACTTAGACCATCCAGCCGCAGCAAAAGCAGCAGAGACTGCAAAAGTCCCCACTGTTACGGTCACACCAATGATGCCACCAAGTACTGAAGAAGCTATAGTCATACCTCGCAAAAACATCCTACCAAGAGGTCCCATAGCAGTTACAATAGAGCTCATGGCACTTTGAAAACTTGCGGATGTTTTACGCAAGACTTGGAGCAACCGCCCCATTTGACTTACGGTAGAATGATGAGCACGGTAAAGACTCTGTGCCGCCGGTAATCTTTGCGTAGATTGTTGGAGTTGAGTCGTCAACTGTTGCATCTTCTGCACATTCACCATGAACTGGTTCATGTTACGGAAGAAACTTGTTGGGACAGTGATTTGGACGTTAGCCATCTAGGCTTTCCAAAGAGCGATCATGTATCGCTGTTGCCACTCTAACCGGGAGTTATGCGGCCACGACATTTCGAACTGGTCAAAGAAGGCTTTGAACCCCTCATCCATCAACCATGTTAAACAGGATTGGATGATTGATTCACTGCCATTTTCGTCTTCTCGCCAGTACTCTCTGCCCGAGTCAATGTCTGCAAAGAACGGGTATATTCCGTAGCATTCAATGATGTAGTTTGCGCGCCCCAGAGTGTGCTCAAGCCTTCCATCGCCACCGTCAACTCCGCTTTCAGATGAATTGACGAGGCGCATGTAAAATATACGATGCAGTTTTCCACCTCCGACGCTTTATCGTCCGACAATATTCCACGCTTCTTTGCTACATCAAATGGGATAGATTCCCAACCATTGTCACTTGGCACGATAACATTTGTTAATCGGTAGATTTCTGCCATCAGGGACTGTTGAGTGCGTTCCCATATACCGAGGGTTTGAGCTTCTTGCTTTAGCAAAAGGGCCGCTACTCGCGGCCCCGTTACCGGACCGAGGCCGTTTGTGTAAACGGCCGTGAATGCCCGAGATATGGAAAGAAAGTTATCCTCAAAGACCTCCCGGCTAATAGGAGTAGAATGAACGTAGATAGTTTTACCATCTTCTGACTCTACATTCATTACCAGATCTAACTTCCGATTAAGCTTGACTTCTGCCATACTTTACTCCCTTAGGTTCCAAAGAACCCTGTATTGACATTATAGTATCCGCGTGCAGTTACAACCATCGCTGCTTCCATTCCAGCCATAGCCATTTCTCGGACACTTTCTAATGCCACATTATTCAGCACAAAAGGTGTTAGCACATCGGTATCAGGCCAAATGGTGACAAGTCCCATGAGCGTTGTATCTTCGATTTGAAGTTTATAGAGTGACGCTAATGTTGAACTCCGCACAAGAGACATAGTTAATGATGCTGACAAATATGGTGCCGGGCTACTCACCAAACTGACCATAGCCGGGAGTAAGTCTGTGGCATTCCCTTCTAAAGCCAACCTGATTCCTTCTGTTGTCAGAAAGGCCGATGTTACGTTAAGTTGTGGAAAGTCACTATAGGTGACAGAGGCCCGGAGCCTATTCAGAACTCCAGGAGGTGTGAACTGAAAGGCCATGGGCTATCTCCTTAGATTGAAACTAGATCCGATGCGACAACATTCACAAGAATATGAATGAAACCGCGTGCCGGGATAAACAGAGTGGAAAGCCCATCGTACTCACCAATCTTATAATCACCGGGATTTGCCAGCGTATAGTTAAGGAATGGAACAGCGTTCACATCGCACTTTGCGGCAAATGAACCACCATAGATTGCCGCTGTAAGATCAGGGCCATCGAGTTGGGTCATTTCAATCTTACCTAAAACCATACCAAAAGTCTGTGCGCTTTGCATCGTATCAAAGAGTACAACTTCCAGATAGTTAATTCCATCCTGGTTGTAATAGAGTGGAGCCAATGGGTTGTTAGATCCATTGATGATGGCGTTACTTAGGTTTAGATTAATCTCAATCTGAACCCAATCGATCGTATACCACCAGTTAAAATAGTCATGACCATCAAGAGTTACACCTTCATAGACCATGGTAAATGCGATACCACCCTCTGCTCCGGTAGAAACATAGTTCGTGTTATTGGTCTTGAAACTAACCAATAGTGGTCCATTGTTCCTTTGCGGATATTGAGTTACACCATAAAGGAACCTGAATGCCATAGGTGCAACACGATTTGTATTCGACGGGCGGAACTGCAATGCATTATAGAACATTGCAGCCATTGTAAATTCACCATTAGGATCAGTGATATTGGCTTGTGTCGGGTCTGTTAGCACAGGAGCTTCAACCATTTGAAGCACATCTTTATACGTCGGACCCAACGTCTGCATCGTATTAGGAGTTACAGTCAGCCAGAAATATTCCATTGTTTCTGGAGCCTGAAATTGCTTTAGAAGATTCATCCATGTCGTAGGTGCTGGAGCAGGTGTTGGCAGACCCGGCCATGCCGGAATCGCCGCTGGATCCTGACCAAAGGCACGCGGCATCAGGAACCCATAAATGGTCCTTGGATTTGCAGTCAACCATGTTTGGAATGCGGTCACCTTATTGTTCATAGAATTCTGATAACCAAGTTCCAAAATCCAAACAGCAATTTCATTTCCTTGACCAAAATAGGTCGTTGCCATTTGTGACAACTCGATTGAACTTGCCCATTGGAACTTTCCGATCACTGTCGCCACACCGGGGTTCGTTACAATCGGATAGGTGAATGCATTGCTCGCAGTGATCATTACGTTAAAGAGACCATTGTATGCAGCAGGGGTGAACCCTGATATCACCATTGGCACATTATCACCAATGGTGACATTCGGAATTGGGCTGGTCGTTGAAACAGTGACTGTTCCGCCTGCCCAATTCGCTGACGTAATTGCCGCTTGGCCTCTTATCCATTGACCTAGATCTTCTAGCTGGGTCAATAGCTCAGTATCTCCAGCGACCATAGTTGTTGCACCGAACGACACAAATGCGCCAGTTCGTTGATAATTGATTGGGGTAGGAGCCTCAACGATTGAAACATGAACCGTTACAATCGCATTAGGATCCGTGCTAAATTGGGTCTGGACTGCCATGGTTCACGTTCCTCTAACTATAGGTTAGCGACGACGAGTTGTGGTCCTGGTCGTCCTAGTAGTAGTACGACGAGGCTTTCCATCACCATCATCATCTTCCTCTTCGACCTCTTCCATATTCTCTTCTTCTGCTTCTTCTTGCGTAGTAACTTTCGCCTCTTCAGCTGGCCCTTCTTCAGCTTCTGCTGGCGGGATGGCAACTGGTTCGACTGGAGCTTCAAATTTCATTGCCCCTGTCTCAAAATCAACCATTTGGATTGTACCGGCTGAATAGGTGAATTTGTTGGGAACACGAGGAGCAGTGGCCGTTGTCGCCACTGTCACTCCTCCCGGCTTCTGAACCGGCGCAAGTAGTGGATAATCTGCTCGCCATACGGGCAAAACATTATTCTGTGGCATGGGTTGCCTCCTGTTCTGGTTCCTTAGTAAGATTTACCACATAGGATGCAATATCAATCGTGAACTTACTTCCTATTGGAATTTCTTTAACTGCAAGCGTATCAAAATACATATTTCCATTAGCTAATAGAACTTCACCAACAGAAATCGTACTTAATAGTTCCATTGCAAAAATAACATGCTCACCATTCTGATTATCCACCAAAAGAAGTTTTCCACCAAATTTAGGAGCCTCGTCTACAGTAATCCCATTCAGTAATCCAGGTTTTTCCGCAATTCTTTGCCCGAGGTTAGTCTCAGAGATCTGTAGCATGAGCTGTCCCTTGTGGATCAGTTAACCAGTGAGGATTATAAAATTGAACCTTGGCATGTTCGATGAATTGTCGAAATTCATCACGAATAACATTCTGCCGATAGTTAATTTCAAATTCAACCAATTTGCGTTGAGCCAAAACTTTAAACTCTGGTTGTGGTAACTTGATATCTTTAACTGCCGGTGAATCAGACAACCCGAGTTTCATCCAATCAAGAGAATATTGTTCAACAAAAGCAACGAAATTACTTGCCATCAAATTATCACAACCATAAAGATGAACTTTAACTCTTTCTCTTGTTAACTGTGATTGCTGTAAACGAGGGCCAAAAGCAGTTCCCATTTCTAGGCATTCTGTATTTTCTATGTGAACCGAACCAAATGGAGGAGGTAAATTGTCATCCACCAAATAAGAAGGATACAAAGGAATAGGACATACAAATCCAGGATATGGAGGGACATAATTAGGCATATTTAGCCAAATTGGTAACGAATTCGAAACCACCAACGTTGGATTGAATTGTGTCGGATCATCGATAATCATAGATGCGTGTCTGCTACGAAGTGCCTGTCCACTATAATGGTAAAGATCAGCCTGCTCGTATAATCGGCCACGACTACTGAACGCAAACGTAATATTCTTATAATGAGCAATGTATAAGTAATCTGGCCCAACATTATTGAAAGCCTGTATTTCTGACAATGAGGAAAAAATTACAGTGTTAGAATCATAGGTAGCATCTTCTTCTTGTTCTATCTTAGAATCATAATGAAAAGAACCCATAACCGAAACATCAGTTGGTAGCGTAACAGAAGATATTGACTGTTGTAAGATACAGGTAAATTGATGATTATCAGAAGGAGAACAGACCCATGCACCAGATGTGCAATTAGCCGGGATATTCATACTATCTCCAGGTTTCAACTCATGCGTTGTAGCAGTCACATGAGAGTAAGCAGGTCCAGTGAAATCAACAAATAAAGATTCTGCCGTAGGTAATCCCTGATCAGCAGCACTAAGAGGATTAGCAATCGTACCACCTACAACATCAGCCGCGCCCAAACCACCCGGCGAAACTTGAATAGCTGCACCACCATCATCTGTCATTGCAGCTAGACCGGGGGTAGTTTGAATTCCAGGAGTTGTAACCGTGGTATCGCTCGGTAAGACTCTAACCCAATAATTCATACCATCTAGTGGGAATATATACCGATGATATAAAGAAAATGCGATTTTTTGATCGGCAGAAAGGTAACGAACACCTTCAGCAAGTGCCGAACCAAGAGGTGGTTTAGAGTTTGATGCTTCTGCTGCTGTCGGCATTAACACCCCTTACAGATAGATGGGGGAGGTGGTGGATAGGGTGGTAGGTCCTCAACCTGTGTCTGCTCAGACGTGAAACATTGGAACGTGGAGGCCTGCCACTCCAAGCAAAGCCAGAATCACGTACAACACAATTAAGACCAAGATCACAACCATTAGCACGTAAATGATTCGACGAAACGGTTCCGGCAAAGGGATCAGTGGTAGAAGCTGTTGGATTGCCCACCAGACAACACCAAGGATAATTAAAAGTACAATGATACCGATTAATGTGCCAATGATACCCATTTAGTCCTCCCAATCTTCTACCCACGCCCTGAAGCTTTGCCGATACCTTCCTGTATCTATGAAACTTGGTCGTGAACCTCTTTTCGCGTATGGTTTCTGTTCTAAATGTGATACTCCTCTTTGTGCCGCCAGAGTAGGAACACCTGGAATTACTCCATCATACCGGCGTGACGTCAAATTTCGTCTGAACCTAGCTTCAATTACGTCTGTTCCTTTAAACGAAAAACCTTTTCTTGAAGGCGTTTTCATTGTCATAATTTCTTCTAGATCTTCTGCAAATGCATCTTCTAAACTTTCTGTAAATATGTCTTGTTCCATTTCCCAGAATGCTTCTACAATCTTATATCTATCCTCTAATTCTTTGGCTACTTCTTGTGTTGTTTTACCTTGACCATATGGTGTTTTACCACCTTTTGATGGTCGTGAAACATACGGACGGTCTTCGAAACCTAAATGCAACTTCATATCGTAAGACCCCAGATTGTACCCCACTGACCAGCAATCATAAGGTATTTACGACCCCATGGTGACTTAGCCAATTGGAGATCCATTAATGTCATACCCTTGATTTGTTCTGGAATATATGTGCTTTCAGCAGTTCCTTGGTCAGCAGCACTGGTAATCAGACCAGAAAGAAATGAGTTAATATTCATAGAATTTCGCAGATTATTCCAAAATGTACCCGGTGGTTGTGTTGTAGAATCATCCTGCGCAAATTCCAATAAGAAAGCACAACCCAGATTATAGACAGCAAAAGCGTATATAGAGGGAGTGGTTGGTTGACTTGGAACAGTGTCAAGTGCCCAATATGTAAGATTGATAGCTTCATCATAAGCAACTTGAAGCCAACTAGCAGGAGGCATAGACCCAGAAGGTACAGCCATGATATTAGTAACAAACCACTGAAAGCCCGCAAAAGTTGGTTCTCCAGCGGGCAATCCAACGGGTGGGAGTGCTGTAGGGTCAGGTCTAACAACCACATCTGGCATTAGCGTCGTCCACGTCTACCCATTTCAATTGGAGTAGGCGCACCCGGAGCAGCCGCTCTGGTCACTAGAATACCTTCCGAAGTATGGTCAGTATCATCTGTATAACCTCCACGAGGTTCTTCTTCCTCAAAGCTCATTTCAAGTTCTCGCAGCGGTACTTGGCCCGTTTCCTCAATCTGCGAGTTAACGGCCAATGCCGCTTCTTGTCGGAGTCTCTGCCCAAACAATTTCATGGATTCTTCTTTTTTGAGCATAGCTCGCCGCAATTTCTCTACAGAAATTTGCTTGCCGATAGAATAACAAAGTCCATTAAATGGGCTCTGCTTTTTGTCGATTTCATCAATGTCAACAATTCCATAAGTACGATGTTGACCAATGATGGATTCGATTTCCGGAGTGCTTAAATCAGTATGAACACCATTCGGTGACACACGAATCTGCCCACCGATCGGGATGTTCTGTGCAATGACACCCGGTCGTTCTGGTGAACGGTAAGTGAATACTTGCACTTGCTTGGATATATTCCCTATATAAAGTTCTGGCATTTATTTATCCTTCCATGATGCACGGAGTTTGCAGACTGCAACTTGAACTTGTGTACTAGTAAGATTTAAAGCACGACATGCGTGTTTCTGCGTGCAACCAGGATGATCTTCATAGTACTCACGAACTCTTTCAAGGTTAAGAGCAGCCATGTCCCTTATACCTTGACGCGAATAATGTGAAGCTATATTTCTTAGATAGTTTGCTTCTTCCTGAAATCTACTAATTGCCTGTGGTCCAAGCAGATGATCCCTGTTCATGTGCTTCCCTAGAACTTATTGATATTGCCAAATGTCCTAACCTATGTTACCATTAGCACATGAATTACACAAATGAAATCCCTGTAGAATTTCTAAAAGAATGTTTTGAATACGATCCAGAAACAGGTATCTTGATCTGGAAAGTTAGACCAATTCATCATTTTTTAGATAGCAAGTATCCTAAACGCGAAGTTGCTAGATTTAATTCCCGATATGCCGGTAAACCCGTCGGAACTCCTAATAGAGGATACATTCAAACTAGACTCCATTATAATGGAAAACGTTATACGACAGTAAACGTTCATCGTATCTGTTGGGCCATAGCTACTGGATCATGGCCCAAAGAAGATACTGACCATAAAAATGAGATACATGACGATAACAGACTTTGTAATCTCCAGGACGCAACAAGATCAGAAAACCAACTTTATAGATTCTGGCTGCGTCCTGGATAATAGGTAAGCAATACTGTCATTGATATTGCATTGTGATTATGGTCACTGCCTCCGGCCGGACCGCCCATCCAGAAGTAACGCGCTGCTCGGCCAATACGTCAATTGCACCTCCGGCCAAGGGAGTGGGAATTTCCCTTGGTGCTGCCATATCTGCCAACTGGAGAGTGCAAGCCTCAAGCGAAGGAGTGAGTTTTGCGAACTCGTTGGTATTAATACGACCTGCTCCCTTCGGCTGTTCAACCTCAGGCATAACGATCAAAACTGCATCATTACCGCCCGCGCCTTTGCCGATAAGCGTATCATCATACGCCCAGACAATATCGTCGTCATTCATTTCCAAAACATCCTTGACCACACCAGCCGTAGATTGGGAACCAGCACCGGGGCGCTGATAGCTGGTGAGCTGAACAATGTTCTGGTATTCCATCGCACCGAGGGTTCGCTGCGGGCCGACCACCACAAACTTCCGACCAATTCCAAGTTGATTGGTTCTGGTCTTAATAGCACTGATCTGAGAGATAATGAAAAATGCCATTTGGCCGTTATCATACGTGACAACAGTCGTGTTGCCAGCACTATCAGCCGGAAGGGTGATAGCAGTTGCGCCACTGGCATTGACCAATCCCTCGCCGTTAGAGGGATTAAAGCCATAAAGCAGAGCATTTCGAATAAGCTGAAATGCTGCTTGACGCATTCCAAGTCTATGGGCATCTACAATAGAAAGACCCCATCGAGACATTGCCGCTGTGTCATGGTGATCATATTCTGCACGGACACGAATAAGGTATGTCGGTGCACTGATCTGAGACAATGCAAAATTGACGCCGGGGAGTTGGTTGTAGGCCGATTGACCTGCCGCCATTCTGGTCCGAACGTCAACCCTCTTGATATAAGCATAGAGGTCCCCATCCGCTAATCGGATGAGTGGCGCACCTGATGCCAGAAGCTCGAACGCTCCACTCGCTTGTGAGTAAGGCATCAACGTATCTGGCATCATGTACGAGGGATGAACCTGTACAAATGCCGGGGAGATGTTAGCCATGA